TTGGCTGGATTTTGTATTGTTGGTTTATTTTTTTTAATTTGTCTTTGCATCAAATCTATTTGGTTTTCTCTGCTTGTATCATCTTTTTTTTTTATAGTATTAGATGTAGCAAGCGGTGAAGGTATGTCCGTAACTGCTGTTGAAACATCTGATTTAGACTGAACATCTAAACCCATTGCTGCTTCTTGAATAATTGGAGGCAAATTACTTTTTTCTTTAGGTTGTTCAGCTAACATTTTTTTAGTTTCTTCTGTCCCCACACCATTTATTTCTTCTAATTTATCATAGCCTATAACTGCTGCAATAACATCGGGAATAATAACTTCCCCTTTAGATACAAGAATTTTTTCAGCATCTACAGGAATTTTAGAAGTGTCTAGTTTTATTCCTTTTTCTTGTAAATAAGCCATGGCTTCTTCTATTAAATCATATAATTTTCTTACACCTATTTTTCTAACAGCTGCAGCATTAATTACAAATCCATCACTCTCTGCAGGAACATCATCTGCAATCCCAGATTTATCTGCTCCTTCTGTTTCTACAACACCAACAGGGCCTGCTGCAACTTGCCCAGCTTCTTGTTCTGCGGAGTTTTTCATAGGTTGAGTCATTTCTCCTCCTAAAGCAGCCATTTGTGGAGCGTTTTGAGGCATCTGTCCCTGTGCAGGACTAGGGGGTGCCATAGGTTGCATCTGACCTTGTTGGGGTGTATTACCAGCTTGCATAGGCTCCATAGGTGCTCCTTGGGGATTTATGGAGGCCGTTTCTTCTAAATCTCCCGGATTTTGACCTGTTGCCTTTTGGAGAAGCCCCATAAATTGTGCAACTATAGGTTTGGCTTGATCCATAAAATTTTGTTCTTCAGGACTAAGATTTTGCTGTATTAAAGCTTCTAATTTTTGAGTTTCTACCCCAGCACTTCCTTCTGTTGTAAATTCTTGGTCTAATTCTGACATTTCAGGCATCTTCTATTAACCCCGTTACATATTTAGCTCTTCGTGCTGTTTGTTTTGCCCACCGAGAATCTCTTGCTTCTACAGCAGCATCTTTAAAACGATCTTCCTGTATTAACGCTAAAGTTTTTTTAAATTTAAGCACCCCAGTCATACCTAACTGAAATCTCATGTGCATCAACGCCATTTGTATTTTTGCTGGTTTAGATCTCCACCAAGATAGACTGTTGTCTAAACTTGCAGAACATTCGTCTATGTCGTTGTGTAGTAAATAGATAGCTTCATCTTTTGTAATCTTGCCACCTTTTTCAGGATCAATCAATCTGCCTACACCAATTGTTGCATAACCTTCGCTGTCTACGTATTGGTGAAGTACCAGACCTTCGTGGTCTATCAACGAGTCTACCAGTTCAGACTTACGAAACTTATCTACAATCATTTCTTACCTAACATTTTAGTAGCCCAACGAATGCCGAGCGATGCGGATATTGCACCAATAAATGTGTAGCTGTACCACTCTGGAGCTCTAGATACATAATCCCACCCTAGCATAACGTACTCTTGTGTCCAAGGAAGGAACGAACCGATAAATGGTAAAGTTATTACAAGTAATGCAAACTCATCTTTCCAGCTATATTGTTGTTGTTTTAGTGCTTCTACATCATAGTTTACTTCCGAGTCGGCTGTTTTTGCAATACGTTTTATTTCTGCATCTACTTTTGCTTCGTTTATTTTTGCTTTTGATTTAATTTTAGTTGTGCGTTCTTCCATATAAGATTTTATTGGTGCCCCAACTAAGTTTAATACTGGTCCTAAAAAAGATAATAGCATTAGTAGTTTGTCCCTTCCTGCCCTCGGTTAAATTGGCCTGTTAAATTATAATATAACATGTCATATGGATTATCCACATCTTCGTAGTGGTAGCTGGTAGTATAAGAACCACCACTACCACTAGTACCAGTTCCCTGATCAACTGTAGTGCCCGGCGGTGCAGGTACCCACCTTCTCTGTTGCGAATGGCCACCACCAGTGGTCTCCCAGTATCCTACTTCTGTTGTTGCGGGTCCGCCACCATAACCACCCCCGGTGGTGTTAGTCTCGTAACTTCCGCCACCCGGAGCGTATGTTTGGGTAGAATTTCTAAAAGTAATTTGATCAGGAACCCCATCTTTAGATAACTCTTGCATTATACCAGCTTTTTTTGCATTATATAATCCCCCACGTTCCATGGCTTTTTTGCTGTAGTGTTTATTAAACTTTGCCATAGCCGATTCGTATTGTTTTTGGTCTTGTATGGGTTTTCCATCTATTGAAGGAGCCCCTTGCATAAAACCTTTTGTTTCCATTAATGTTCTTATCATAACCGTAGGGTCTGCATAGCCACTTTCATTTATATTTTCGTATCTTCCTAGTCTAGAATCTTCAGCTAAAGCTTTGTCGTATGCAGGTTTGTAAAATTTTAAACCAAAATAATCTTTAAATGTATTTAAATAATCTGCTGTTGCTGCTGCACCAGCTTGACCTGCTTCTCTTTTATATCCGTTATAACCATATCCACTTGTAGCTTTAAAATAACCATTTTCAAAAGCCATATCCGCTCCACCTTTTGCAAATTTAGGTTTTCCTTTTCTACTCTCTATCCAACCTACTAGACCTTTAAATGCACTATATCCTACTGCAATAGGGTTTCCAGTAAATATTGCATATGTAGCTACTGCAGCATCTATTTTACCTTCATTAGTTTGTGGAATACCACCTTTAAAAGTAAAATACAAAGCAGCTGCTTTAAGAACATACGGAGCAAATTTACTAACATTTGCTGCAATCATTTCTGAAGTAGCCGGAGCATGATAAGGGGCTAACCCAGTTGGGGTACCCATTCCTCCCCAAATACCTTTACTTGCATCAAAAGCACGAGCAGCCATAGCTTGACCCGTAGACGATAAACTTGCTGCATACTCTGCTCCGTATGAGCCAGAATAATTTAGAGCATTAAGATTAGCTTCTGGAGTCATTTGAGATCCAAAACTGTCGGGTTCTGCGGGGTCAAAAAAACTTTTTACTTTGCTACCTACAACTCGTGCTTGTTTAACTTTACCAAATGCATCTCGTAAATCACCCATTTGTTGTTCTAACCAAGATAAATTTTCTGGCTGAGGACCATCCCCTAATCCACCTTCTTCTAAACTTATATTATCACCACTAAGAGATATGTCATCCAATCTCTGTCTTTGTTGTATAGTTGCAGGATCACTTAACTGTGTCGCTGCAATACCTTCTTGTTCTAATGCATTTAAACTTGTTACAGGAGTTTCAGGAAAAATGTCTCCAGCAAAAGGGTTATATTTAGATCTTTCTTTAGCTTCTTCTTTACGTTTTTTTCTTAAAGCTTCTGGGCTTAAACCTTTTACAAGATCATCTAGCCCATACCCTAAAAAATCTTCTCGGTTTAAAGACACAGAAGGGGCTTCATCTAAAGACACGCCCTCTAAAGAAGCTTTTTGACGACTGTCTAACTGCTCTTTAAATTCTTTTGATATTTGTTCAGAAGAAGCTTGTTCAAAAGCTGTAACAACAGGGTCTTCTACTTTTATAAAAGGTTGTAGGGCGTTAAGAGACATTCTTTCTCATTTCTTTAAAATTATCCTTCAACTTGAGGAGCATTTCCAGTAAAGCCGCTTTCCCCTGCAGCCGGTACACTTCCAGTTCCGATGGTGCTACCACCAGAGCCGCTAGGGTCTGCTTGTGGAGATTGTTGAGGTACTCCTCCAGCACCTGCCATTCCAGCTTGTCTTGGCTGAGAAGTGGGGCTAGGGCCTTGAGGGGCTCCTTCCGGTTGTTGAGGTTGTTGAACATCAGGTTGCATTCCTTTAAGTATTTCAGCATATATCTGTGCTTCGTTTACATCGTTTACCAAACTGTCTGGATCAATATCCTGTGATATAGCTAGTTCTTTTAACAAGTTTGGTATTTTAATAAATGGTGCAAGCATGGGGTTAGCTACAGTTTGTAACAATGCTGTTAACCTCTGTGAACGCACTTCTTTTTGCATTACAGAAGCGGCTCCTTTTGGTTTAATTTCAAGATCACCTTCTATGTCTGGGTTATCTTCATTAAATTGCATATTCCATTGAAATAGTGCTTCCCCTATAGGTTTAAGAAGATAATCATCTAAGTTTTTAATGACTGTTTTTATAGACAACCCAGAAGAGCCAAGTAACATAGACAAGCCAGCAGCCGTTCTTCCAGTGCCTGTTACTCCAGTTTGTCCGTGCATAATACTAGGTATGCCTGTTTCTTCATCAGCAAGTTGCCTTGCTTTATCATACATTTGTATATTTTCACCAGCAGTACTAGGAAACTTTATACCATTTATTGCAGTTCCAGTAACTCCCGATTGTCTTCTAAACACTTTACCGGGAAAAATGTCATAGTTTTGTCCGGGTACAAGAGAGGTTTCATCTACATCAAATACAAGGTTACCCGCTAATGCTAAGTTATCTATAGCCATACGTATGTGACCATTCATAAGCATCTGTGCATCTTCCATGTTTTCTGGAATGCCAACACCCCAAATTTGGTATGGGTTAATTTCGTACGGAAACATAGAATATGGTGTTCTTGCTGGAGTAAAAGGATTTACACAAGCTCGCAATACTTGATTTCCTGAAATCCAAATATTTACTTGAACTTCATCTAAATCATCCATGTCTTTAGCTTCTTCTAATCCAATTTCTTTAGCAAAAGTAGCGTCTACATTTCCCCAATATTCTAAAACTTCATAGCGTTCACTGTCTGCATAGGGGTGCGTTTCATCATCACGAATTGTATCTTCAAAATATTTTTCTGCATAGTTACCACCTCCAGCAATAACTTCTCGTATTGCTTCAGGATCAAACATGGGCATATTCATAAGATTACGCAGTTGGGAACGATTCATTTTATGACGTTGTATAACATAGTCACAATCTTCTACAGTTGTTGCACTAGGATCAGAATATACATCCCAACAACTAACAGCTTCTAGACGAGGTACTAATTTAGGGTATGGGGCATAGACCCTTGCACCAGACTCATCTTTTTCCCATTTATGAATAGTTTTTCCAAAGTTAAATGGACCTTTTATAATCCCAGTACCTAAAAGAGCAGATTCAAAAATAGTATGACGTAAAACATTTACAGCATTGGTATCTGTAAGTTGGTCATGCATAATTTTTTCCATACGTAAAGCTGCTTGTTTAGCTGGAGATATTTGAGGTTCTCCTACTTTAGCTGGCCCCTCTGCTAAGGGTGGGTTAGGGCCATAACGACCAGATAATGATCCTAAAAAATCTAAATCAGCAGTTGCTTTTGTTGCTCCCGGATTTAACTGTTTTCCATCACCTTCAAAACCATAAGAATCAACAATTTCGTCTACAGGTGTTTTTAAATGTGCAAACTCTGCAATTCCTTCTGGTACAGGGGTGGGCTCTACAGTAATTGGAAATTTTTTATTAGCAAATAAAATGTCTACAATTTGACCATAGGCAGCAAGTACTTTAGTCTTAGTTATTTTTATAAATACCTTAGATTTTTCAGTGCTTGTATACTGCGAAGTAGTATCGTAGATACCCCTAAAGTTTTTATACGCTTTTAACCAGCGTTCTTCGTGGGTTTGCCTACCATCTTCGGCTGATCTCATACGTTCTTGAATTAAACCTACAAGTCCAGAACCTTTAGATAAGGCTTCTTTTGCATCAATTGGATCAGACATACTGTTCCTTCTATATTATGGTGTGTACTTTGAAGCACCCATTACTGTACCTAATGCACCTGTTTGGTTTGCTGATACAGATTTAGAGTCTTGTGTTGATTGGAATGGTCCAGCAATAGTGCCTGCGTTAGCACCCATAATGCTTCCATCTAATCCTTCACGATGTAATGAACCTTCGTTAGCTTCATTCATTGCTCCGTGTTTTAAACTTCCGTTCATGTAGCTCATCATATTATTCATAGTCGTCTCCTTTGGTTGTTGTTGTTAAAATACTTCTTGTTTTTGTTCATCTTGATATAGTAATTCACGATTATCTAGAATTTTTGTATCTTGTTTAGATAAAAAAGAACCTTCGGACTGTCTTAATTCTGCTACGTTTTCTTCTGTACTTGCAGGGTCCATTGCAAGATTAGCTCTAATCACAATATCTTTTTCTTGATTAGCCTTTAATTTTTTAGATCGTTTTCCTGTATAATAATCTTCCGGAACTTCATTTGGAAATATTGCAAATTGGGCAAGTTGTTCTTCTACTGCTTGAGATCCTTGCATTCCATATCTAATAGGTTCAAGTAATCCCATAAATGGAAGAGCTTTTAATCCTGCTTTTCCTATACTACTTCTCCAAGCTTTTAATCTTTGAGTAAATGTTCTGGGGGTTTCTCCATCCATTCGTGTAGGTCTGCTATCTTCTAATCTATTTTGTTCATCCATAATTTCATCATCAGTTAAATTAGAACCCCTAATTGCATCTCTACTTGCTTGAACTTTTTCTCCCTTTTCAGCATCTATATTAAATTTACGATCTGTTTGTCTTTTAATTTTTTCATTTTCAAGAAATTTTTCATTATTTGCTATGTCTTCTAAAGTTTCTTGATTTAACTTTGAAGCTTGAGCAAATCTTTTACGGGAATTAAGAACAGCTTCCGATACCGCATCATCAATATATGCAGCATTGTTAGAATCTAAAGTGTGCAATCGTGCACTACTAGAATTTAAATTTTTAACAAAATTACTTTCGTGGCTTGTTTCCCAATCTATTAGTGCATCTTTTGGCATCCAACCCATAGCGTAAGTATGACGTAAAATTGCATCTTTTGCAGGTATTGCTGTAGTATGTTTTACTTTAATTTCTGTTTCTGGTATAAGCGTTTTACCACTAGTATTTTTATATTCATTAATAACCCCATCTTTAGCTACCATACTTTCTGCAGAATTATATCCTGTATAAGCAGTATATTGATTATCTAAAATGTCCATACCCGGAGTTACTATAGTTCTTAAAGCACCCTCAGTACTCATATATTTTATCATAGATACTGGAAGTTTTATACCATGTGTTAAATTTTGATTATTAATAGCATTTTGAGTTATATAAAAAGGATCTCCTTGTGGTAAATCTCCTCGTGCAAAAAGTGCACCAGATCTGTCTTTAGCTAAATTTCTTATAAAAATTCTTGTTGGATCTTTTTCTTGGTATTCCCCTAATCTTTCATTAAATACTTTAAATATTTTTTTTGGATCAGCATCACCAACAACATACGTAGCTTTTAAATTATCTACTATTTCAGCATTTATTCTAGGTGCATTTGGAAAAAGTTCTTTTCTACCATCTAGTAAAGCCAATTGTCTAGCTCTTAAAATATAATATCTTTCTAAATCTGTAAAGTATGACAGTCTACCCTTAGCAACATTTGCTTTTAAATTTTTAACTGCGTTACCACTGTTATCTAATGTGGGATTATTTATATCATCAAAACTATCTACAGTTAATCTACTAAATTCAGCCCCTCTATCCCCTGTTAAAAATAATAATCTAGCAGTAATTCTATCAATACTACCTTTTTGGTAAGTCTCTATGTGGCGGGTTGTTGTAGCATATATATCATCTGGTATACTTGTAGGAATAACCCTATCACCTTGGCCACCAATTTTTATAGCATAAGTACTATCCCCAGCAGCCAACCTACTCATAGGTTTAACATCTGTATATCTTTCAAAAATTGGGTCCATATAGCCTTTTAATATTTTAGGACTACCAAGTTTGCTATCTAATATATACTTTTGATTACTTAACTTTACATAATCTTTTGGAGACATATCAGCTATACGCATATCATTTTTAGGAAAACTATGATTCCTATACTTTATCATAGTTGTAAGCATGGCACTAACATCAGTCTTACTTAAACCTTTAGCAGCATTCACAGTGCCAGACTCTAAACTTTTTAATATTTTACTTTTCATATCAGCGGGTATAGAAGTATTCTGCATAAATGCTTCATAAGATTTTGCAGTCATACCCGGTTGGGTTGTAAGTCTTTCAATAAAAAGATCTTCTACAGTAATATTAGCCATTAGTATCCAAATACCTCATTTTGTGGGACATACCGTTGTGTTTGTCTGCTAGAGTAATACGGTGTGCTTGCATTGTGTAAAGATCTTACCATCATCATATATCGTAACGCATCGTATGCGTGATCATCTGCTTTTGTATCTACATCTTCTGGGTTGTGTTTAGATAGAGGCAATGTAGGCAATGTTCTTACTAGGTTTGTACAATTATCCATAATTCTTACTCTTGGTTGTCCTCTACTGTCACAAGCTAGTCTTCTATGTATTTCTATCTTTCCTGCCAGTCTGTTTCTATCGGATGGTATCCATCTACAGCCACCTCTATTCATTGTCTCTGCTATACTTGGACCTAACCCTGTTCTGTTCCAACAACTTGCATCTAATACAGATATTTGCATGGTTGGGTCGTTTCTTTCCAATTCTAATACTAATTCACCAAGGGCTTCACCAGTTCTACCTTTTATATACAGTTCTCTATATATCCAGATATTGTTGTCCCAGTCTATAGCACCCCAAAGAATGCAAGAAGGACTACTGTAGCCATAATCTCCGGCACGTACCCTAGCCCAACCATCTGGCGGGTCAAAGGCTTCCACCACATGTATGGATCTACTAAATTCTGTAAAAGCTGCCCCCTCTGCGACATCCCAGTCTCCTTCTAATAATCGTTTTCGTTCTACTTCTGGTAAGGAGAGCAACATAGCTTCGTATTGCCCATCTATAGCAAGATATGGATTGTCTGTTAACCTTGCCGGTATAAATTTCTTTAGAAATAAAGGTTGCCCTTCTTTTGCGTGCCCTATAGGGTACCTTATTGTTTTCTGTGTATCAAATTCTTTTGCCCAAAAAGCTGATCCCGGTGGAGATGGATCTATGTACATTTTTCTTACCCACCAGCCTCCTACACCTCCCGGATTAGCTGAACACCGCATATATAGACCAAGTTTTGGGTCGGTACTTCTAAGTCTTGATCTTAGGTAGTTCCACACGTATGGTGTGGGATATTGTGTTATTTCGTCTATGCCTATCCAATTAAACGCTTGTCCTTGGTATCTTGTTACGTCTCTTTCGTCATCTACGTAAGAAAACCACACTTTGGCCCCTGAAGGGAACTCCCATGTAGATTTTGCTTGCTTAAATACTGCCCCCGGCACCGCTTTCATGTACAATTGCCTACTTTTGTCTATAAGTTCGGTCAATTCTGGTAGAGTACGTCTTAGTAGTAAGCCTCTGTGGTTAGGATTACCTACATCTCTTAAAACATCAGCTAAAAGTGCGTATGATTTGCCTCCTCCTGCTGCTCCGCCATACAGTACGTCTCTTTCTGGACTTTCTAAGAACTCTGCCTGCGGTCCATCGTTAGCTTTAAAGACAATCTCGTTTTCAACAACGTGGTTTCGTACTTTTTCTGGTAAAGCTAGTAGTTCTTCTTCAGATATGGGTTCTTTTCCATGTCCTGAGAGAGCTGCGTCTATCTTACCAAGGCTTTCTTGTAGTTTATTCGCCCTGTACCGTGCATTTACAGCACGTTTTGAGTCTTTTTTTACCTTAGCTTTAAGGTTGGATAGTTTTGTTGATACGGCTTTACGTATCACCCTCCTATCCAGTTTGGCTTTTGCTGCCATCTAAATGGGTTCCTAACTTACTGCGTTTCTTTAAACCTTCATCAGATATATATCTATCTGTTTTTGCCAACAGCCACTGGCTTGCTTTTCGCCACCCGCAAGACTTGGCATATGTTAATGCCTGATCCAGTGCTTGTAGTTCATCTGGTATAGGAGACAAGTGTTTCTCATCCTGTGTATCCAACACATAACCAAAAGGTATAGTGCTGGTTTTTCTTCGGATTTTATTTAGATTTTTTAACTGATCCACCGTACATCCTCTTTTTAGCTACTTTGCCACCCATCATTTTCTTTGGTTTAACTCTTCCACCGGATGCCCTTTTTTTTGCTTTTGCAGCGTTGGCTATCCATTTTGCACTTGTAACTCTCCGCAGTAATGCAAGTGCTTGTGAAATTGCTTGATTCGTATTATCTTTTGGTGTATTACTCATAATCTTTTTCCTTTACCACCTACTAGTTTCACGAAATAAATCTCCCTGTTTTGTTGGTTCTTCTTCTGGAGAATCATACAGTTCATCAATAGCTTCTATCTTATCTTGATTGCTTGCGATAGCCCCTATCCACTTATCTATCTCTGCTGTAATATCAGAATGTTCCCCAATACCTACAGCAGAATGTAATAATACATCAAGGTTAGCTTTTGCTAAACCTATATTAGCCACGTACTGTGCCCTTAATGCTTGTAACCTCATAGTTTAATCTTTCTTTTCACGTATAAAAAATCCAACAGCACCGGCTGCACCACAACAAACCATAACTACGCTTTGCCATAAGTCACTTGGTACCATTATGCCTAACATAGCAAATACACCACTGAGTGCCGCATATGATGAAGGCTCTTTAAATCTATTCATTAATTCAACCATTAGTATCTTCTCCTTGTTTATCAGTCATACACGCACAGGGATTTTCCTCTGAGCATGTACAGTTTTCACAATCACAATTTTCACAGTTGCAATTCTTTTTATCTTCGTCTGCCATTATTGGCCAGCCAAAGGATTATCTAAAGCTCTTACTAACATTGTTCTCAATCTCTCTTCCAGTTCTTGGAGTTTAGTATCAATTGCTTCTGATCTACGAGTTGCATCAGACTCAATAGCCGTTCTTTTATTATCAAATCTATCGGCTGCATGATCAATTAAGGTTCGCATATCAGATTCTATCTGTCTTAATATACCACGAACTTCTAGATCTAGACCTCTTGCTCGCCTGTCCACACCAGCAACTTGATCTTGTACTTCGTTAATATCTTTTCTTAGGTCTGTACGAATTGTTCTTGCATCGTCTTGTGCAGCACTAACTAATTCTTTTACCGCAGACATCTCTGTAGTTATATTTGTCTTTAATGCAACAACTTCTGTATTTGTATTGGTCTCTACACTAGTAAGACGTTCTTCTAGCACATCAAGTTTTACAGTAAAGCTAGTAAGATTAGGAGCAACGTAGCCATTTATCTTTTCCTCCATTGCTACCCAACGTGCGTACCCTTCAAAACCAGCCCAAAGACCTCCTCCAAGTGTACCAAGTAAAGGTAGAATTAGCAGTAACCTACTGCCTTTAACTTTAATTCCTTTATATTCTACCTCACTACTCATACTGTTGTCCAATCATTTTTTCTATTTGTAAATTTGATCGCACACTAATGTAACTTCCTAGGGGGTCGGGCATAATAGAATCTGTATAAATATCTTCTGCAACGTACCACGTTGGCTGAACAACTGTTGCTACATTTTGGTATGTAGATATATCTGGACCGAGAGCATTAACAAGAGCAAGGGTAGTAATCTGTGATACAGGGTCATAGCTATTTGGTAGTCCTGCTATAATTTGATTGGCTTTCTTTTGTTTCTTTTCCTGCTCTTTAGTTGGCTTCTCCGCCATTGTCTCTTTTGGTTTTTCCTCATTAGCTTCCTTAGCTACTTCTTTTTCTTTAGGTTCTTCTTCAGCTACTTCTTTTTCTTGAGGTTCTTCCTGTTCTTTAGCAACCTCTTTAGCTTCCACTGTATTGCTAGTAATTGTTTTTTCTTCTGCATTAGCTTCTTTTTTAATTTCTTCTTTAACTTCAGGAGTTGTTTCCACTTTATTATCCGCAACTTCTACAGTTCCCTCTACTTCTTCCTGTGTAAATTCTACTGGCTCAGGTTCAGGTGCTTCTATTTTTGGTTCTTCTACTGGTTCACTCATTGGTTCTATATCAGCTATAACAACTTGCATCTCTTGATCTGGCATCTTTACTTCTACAGATTCTACATCCATACCTATGTTTTGTATTTCTGCTACCATAGTTTCAACTTTTACCATCACTTCTTCCATGGACATTTCCCCCGTAGTGCCCACATCCTGAAACATATCCCCAATAACGCCAACACTTAAAGTTTCAGGCATACCCTGTATGTCATTCATGTTATCCATAGAAGACGTTGGTTCTAATTCAAAATGCATAACCACATCCATGTTTTGCATCTCTATGTCCATCTTTTGTTGTTCTTCTACAGAAGCATTCTCGTATGTTTCTATTAGGTCTAACTTTATAGACTCTTCCATTTGCATCGGTTGAACAATGTCTATCCAAGTATTTACCACAGTTGTTATAACATTGTAGTTTACTGTATACGAAACATTGTCAAACAATGGGCCTGTAGCAAGATTTGCGTTATCTACTCCACCTACTCGTACAAACACTCTATCAAGGCTGTTATCAAAATCGTAGGAGCCTGTATAGGTAGTAGCGTTGTTGTTGTTCTGTAGGTTTATTTCTCCGGTATCCCATTGTAATACATTGTTGGAATACCCTTTGGTTTGAAAGTACGCACTATCTTCTGTGTCATAAAAGTGCATAGATAATTCCCAATCTAATGCACCCCCTTGTGTTATATGAAAGTCACTTATATCTACATACTGGTCAAAGGTAGTTAGAGTACTCCCCGTGATCTCAGCACACTTACCAGATCCAATTTCACTGGATGGGCAGGTACCGTGCATTTTTGCTGGCCCAATTCCTCCCCAGTCTGAATCCATGTCTCCTTGCTTGGTGTTGCCCACAAGACCTTGATCGGAGTGCAGGATGTCTTCGGTTGTTTTGTTTTCAATAATCGTAATCGTTTGAGTAACTGTATCAATGTGTCCATCACCTAAATGTTCTGTTTCTACTTCTTCAACGATTGTTTCTCCCTCTTGAAGGAGTTCTGCTTGTGCTACATTAAAATAGAAAAAGTAACAAAAAGCCAAGAGCACCAAGGCTAATGCCAACGGTTTCTTCTTCTGTAGGTAACCAATCTGCATCTGTAACATTCTCTTTAACCCACTTATCATAATCCGGTTTCATCTCTGGATTCTCAGCCCATGCTTTTGCAGCCTCTATGCCTATCTTTCCTCTAAACGGACAGGGTGTCCCGGCCATTTCCATCGCATTGAACACTCTTGGGTCTTGGCAGAGCATAGCTACGGCTCCTACTTTCATTCCCATTCTATATAAGGCACGGCTAAGTTTTAGCCTTTCACAATTCATGTCCCTTATAGATGTTCCTCCCGCTACTCCCAGTATCTGGGTTTGTATAGCGGCAGAGGCTGCATAACTACATACGTCTTGGTTATTGTTGCCAAACGATGGGGCATTTGCAGTGCTAACCGTTCTGTCTACCGTGGTAGTTCCCGATACAGTGCCACTACTTGATGTTACTGTGTTTGTTTGTGCCCAAGATTCTTCTTGCCAAAAACCTACACAGACCACTACTAAAATAGTTAGCCACCATTTGTACATTGCTAATCCTCACCATTATCAACCACCACTGGCATTGCTGATTTGCTTGGCATAAGTACAATGCCGTGCAGTGCCCGTACATCATGTTCTTGTTTTTCTATCTTGCCTAGCCCTACTCTATCTAAAAGAGTCTGAGCTGCCTTCAGTCTAAGTTCTTGTCTAGGGTTCAGTCCGTCATCATTCATGGACTCTACCACTCTTGATACGGCTGTCGCCGAATTAACGGCTAGTTCTCGCTTGGATATGTCTACGATTTCGTCTGCAAGGCTTTTAACCAACCATGTTCTAGAAGAAGGAGAGTAACCGGCTTCCTCACAGGCTAGGGCTATGTTGCCTTTGTTTACGAAGAGACAGTTGAGAAACTTTTGTTGCTTCTCGGTAACTTCTTTTTTCTTTTCTTGTGCTAAAAGTGCGGAGATTAGTTATCTCCATAAGATTGGGCTTTTCTAGGATAGCCTTTAGCGTTGGTGTAGTTTTTCTTCCCATAAGTTTTTTTAGATTTTGGTTTTACTCTAGTTGCTTTAGCCATATTGGACATTGTCTGTGCAGCAGAAAAGGCTTTAGCAGCTCTTTCTGCCTGTACTGCATTAAATTTCATGGCTTCATGGGCTTTTTCTCTAGCTTTTTCTTCTTCTTTTTCTTTATTAACTTTTAATGATTGTTTTATTGCGTAATGGATCATAGGCTTAATAGTCATAACTCTTCGCCTTTCTTATTCCGCCACCCATAGCGTACGTCTTCATTGCCTTGCCACCGTATGCTTTTCCTTGAGGTACAACTTGTCCTGCCTTTGGTTTATTTCTTGTCTTTTGTTTAATGGTTGCTTTTAGTCCACTACCTCCAGTGTCTTTTGGTGCGTCTGCTCCAAGATATTTTTTAGGAATATTACCTTCTTTACCAGTGCGTTTATCCAAGTACTTTGTAATTTTACTTTTTGTAAAAAAAACAGCACCTAATGCTGCAAATACAGCAGGAATTTTTAACAAACCCGGTGCTTTTGCTGCAATGATTAAAGCATTTTTATTTTTGCTAACAAACTGTAAAGCATTTGTTACTCCTTTTGGTGGGAGATTTTTTAGACCTTGGTAAGATTTTATTTTATCACTACCTTTAACAGATGTTTCTTTACCTTTTCCAAACAACCCTGTTCGGCCCACTTTATATTCTTGAACCACTTTCTAGATCTCCGCACACGCATAACAATTAATTTCTAGGCCTACTGCTACTTCTTTAAATGTTGGTG